CTATATTACCGATTGAATTTTTTAATTGCATTTAAAATCCTTAGCACGCACTGGGACAGCGCCGACCGTCTCCAATTGTCTATTCGGCTGAAGGAGGTAGGTGTTCACGAAGAATGGGCCGTCCTGACCACCTTTGGTGATCGGGGCATAGGAGCCGACGAAGCACTTGGGCGCGGTGCACGCTGGGGCCTCTATGATCGGCTGAGTGTTCGGTTCGAAGTCCGCGGGGATGATGGGTTGCATCTTTGAAGTAGCCACAGATTTTAATTTGTTGGGCTATATTAAATGTGCGATCGTGTCATCGACATCAGTTCCATCAAGCAGTGCGAGACCCCTCTGAACACTTTGTTTTTCTCAGAGTTCAACATGAACCTCCTCCAGCGCGGGATCCGCATCAAGTTCAGGAAGGAGACGGGGATCGCCATCGATAACCAAGACCCGGCGAGCTTGTTCGCGATCATGCGAAGCGTCTTCATCAACAACGCCGCCGATCACTACTCCAGGGTGAACGAACAAGTGCGCGACATGAACGAGCAGGTGATCAAGATCGCGTTCGGGCAAATCAAGACTGGGGTCACGCAGTACCTCACCTACGTCCGAGACGTGGACAGCCTGGCGTTGCCGATCGATCTCCCAGTGAACACGAGCTCGTACGGGAACAAGTTCGGGGACGCCAATGACAATATTGGTTACTAATAACAAATGCTTCGGTATGCTGCTTTAACGAGAGAACTTCCAAAAGTCATCACAAGACTTCAATCCAGGGGTGAGAAAATAATTGTCGACTACGCCAGGGAAAACTGCGACGCGTCCGATGCCGGGGCCGTGGCAGACATGAACAGGGCCGTCATGCGAACCCTCCCCGCTGGATCGATGTGTGCTCTGAAGATATCTAGCTTCGGTGGTCCAGACATTGCCATGGAAGGCATAGACGTCCTGGCGCGGCATGGGAAACTTCACGGGATCAAGGTGTGCATAGACGCCGAGGACGTGGTGTACCCAGAGCTCACCTACAACATCTTGGCATCACACAACACCCCCGATCGGGCACACGTGTACAAGACGTACCAGATGTACAGGCGCAAGGCTATGGACGAACTCCTGGAGGACATCGAACACGCACACAAAGACAAGGTGATGCTCGGGGCCAAGCTCGTGCGCGGGGCATACCTTCGCACTCAAGACGGGTTGTTCGACAACAAACACGACGTCGATCACGAGTACAACAAAGCGCTGGCGTACGCACTAGTGTGTCCGCACGTGCACACCATCGTGGCCACACACAACGAGCGTTCGCTTCGTTACGCGTCCAAGTTCGACCAAGCTCGGTACGTGACGGCCCAACTCTTGGGCATGGGGCGACCGCTCGGAAAGGTGAACTACCGCTACGTGGCGTTCGGCTCACTCAAAGAACTCACACCTTACCTATTCAGGCGCCTCTGCGAACGCGCCTCGTGGAACTGAATGCCGAACCTGTGTGTCATGAACTTCTTGGCCAAGCCCATGGATGGGTAGCTCCACAACAACCACCGGCTCCAGAACCCGGCCGTTCGGACACCACTGATCTGCCAGTTCTCTTTAGTGCTCGTGTCCACGCGCGCCATGAGGCGGTGGATCTCCGACGGATTTCTTTCCAGCTGCACAAACTTCGGGATCACCCCGCCGTGCCTCTTCACGTAGGCTCGCATCCTGGCCGGGTTCCTGTGCAGGGTGTAGTCGCTGTACCCGGCACCTCCGAAGTCCACGTGTTTGCCGTCAGTGAACACTACTCTGTACTTGTGCTTAGGACTGGGGCTCTTTATCAGGGCGACCTTCATCTTAATGTACATAAACATTTTTCACGTTGAATGAGTAAGTTCTATTTTCCAAAGTCATGGCTAACATCGCCGCCTTTGAAAACTACCTTCTCGCCAACAACTTTAAACCGTCAACCATCCGCCAGTACAAATCCATCGTGCGCAAGGCCGGCGTGGCCGAAAAGCCCAAGCGCGTGACACTCAAAACCCTTCACAACCTTCGACTTTCCGACGACGACCCGAACGGCCACAAGTATCGTGCCCTCCTGTGCTACCACAAATTCCAATACAATAAGCCAATCTACGCTAACGGCCCGCGCAAACAAAAAATTCCATTCATCGATTTCGTTCTGTCCCTGAACACGCGTGACAACATACTTCGCGCGCTCTGGCTTCAACAGTGCGGCTACGCCACGGGCACCATCAACACCTACCTCGATGCGTGGTTAAAGCACGGCCACGACGCACACGGAGATTACCACCGCGCCGAATCCGCCATGCGCATGTACGACCCGAAACAGGTCATCGTCCACCATCCGTTGATCAAGAAACATCTTGCCCAGGCCACCCCTTAAAGAAAATCAATTTTGTAATCCAGACAGAAAATCATCATGAATGAGATCATCGTACAACGCATCCGTGACGGGTGTGATTTAACAGTGTTACAAGCTGAATATGTGTTCCCGGACACGGTTCGTTTCACGGGGGAAATAAAAATTTCCCCGTCCGACGACGAGATCGCCCCATACCTCCCGAAGAACGTGTGCCGGTCCATTCAGTGCGAGGCATGCGGGGAGTTCCGGGATATCCCACCGAACGCAAAGGTACCGACGGAGGGAGACTGGACGTGCCAAGACGCAGACTGGGAAAACTATGACTGCTCCGCGCGCCGGGTGTGCAGTAACGAAGACTGCATCGTGCACCATCCACCACCACCGACGACTGATGACTTCACTTTGAATATAAAAGATTTCAGAGCTTCGTCTGAACACGAAGGGTTTATGGAAGACAGTCACGGAGATATTCTTGATGAAAATTTTTACACTCGTCAAAGAAAAAGGACGAAAGGTGAGATTGACCCTGAAAAGGTGAAACAGATTTCACTGATGATGAAGGCGAAGTATGCGCCACCGGTAGATTCTTCCAGAAGCGTGTTGTGCTATGGAAAAGTTCAAACCGGTAAGAGTAAAATGCAGTTCGTCATCATGTGGTTTCAAATCTTCTGCGGAGACGGCACGGGCGTCATACACGTACTTCAAAACAACAGATTGTCTCTCGAACAAAATATCAAAAGAGACTACGCCGATTTCAGAAAAGAAGTGCACGGATTTTGCAAAGAAATAGGCATCGATGAAAGCGAGTGGCAAAATTATATCTTCGATTACATCCCCAATCCAACGAAGATCGCACGGAAGAACACGGTGTACGTGTGCATCGCGAACCCGATTCGTTTGAATAATTTGGCGTCTTATTCCACATCGAATCCAGTGTGCATCATCGTAGATGAGAGCGACGCGGTCGTGAAAACGAGCGAAGGTGGCATGACCATGACGGAACGAGCTTTCGACAACATGGCCGAGACTGCTCGAAAATTCTACCTTTTCACGGCGACGCCATTCGCCAATCTCAACCGCTTGAATTTTTTCACAGAACTGTATGTGTTGCCAGTGCCGGAAGGGTATCGTTTCTCCACTTCCGAGAAAATCAAAAAGCACTTCGTCGACCAAAGCCTGTTCCAAAACACAGATCAGATTGTGGACTTACTGCACGACGAAATATTTCAAATTGACTTTGGTGATTTCCCTAACGTGACTTTGGTGAATTTCACGAAATACCAGAAAAAGATGGGAGAGCTCAAGACGAAAATAATACGAAAGATGGGCCAAGAAAACGTCCACGTGATCGTGTTCAACAGTGATGAACATACATTCCTCGGTAAAGAATTTCACGTCATGGGTGAGATGTTCACGGAGATTGGAAAAAACTTTTACGAAGGTGGTGACAAAAGACCTGTCGTCATCATTTCTGGCAATATGGCTGGCCGAGCAGTGTCTTTCAGGTGTTCCAACAAAGGTCGGTCCATGCTCACTTCCATGATCTACGAAACCTCGGACGCGTCCAACGAAGCCGCAGTCATCCAAGCGCAACGGTTGAGTGGTGTGTATGCCGAAGACGTGCCTTGCCAACACCTGTACTGCACGGAAAAAATGTATCGAGACATCGAGAGTGCCGATAAGAATGTCCAAGCCTTCGTGGAACAAATCCTGAACTCCAAGAATTGTGTGTCCACCCGCGAAGCCTTGAGGGGTACGGTGATTTTAGACACAAAACGCAAGTTCGATCGCGAGGCTGTGGACGACACGAAACGCCAAAAAGTGCAGAATGTCTTCTACGACACTAGATCAGAGGTTGAGAAATCTTTCCGCGGGCGTTTCGAAATCAAAAAAGTTGTGGTTCTCACAGACACGGAAAGGGTGGGTGCAATCCCTCTCCCCGCGTCGCAGGAATTCAATTACGGGAAAGAAATTCGAAGCATTCGTAATCAAGCGGTGGAAGAAATCCGAAAGAAGTACGTGGACTGTGATTGGCTTCCGGACAACAAAGGTTATCACGTGTGTTGGAACAACGAGCGCTTCAACACTTTGTTCGACATCGAACGCCGCATCAAACACGAACACTACCGGGTATGCGCAGTGACTTTTGGTGACCCGCACAGGGAAGGGTCGCAAACGAAGATGCCCTACGTCACGTGGAAGCCCGAATATCACGACATCACCAAGTGTAACGAAGAAGGTGTGCTCTACCTCTTCATGAACACCAGGGGCCAGTGGGGTGGTTACCTTCCGCGGAAAATGAAAGAATTAAAAGTACTCGCACACGAGTAGATATGCCCGAATTCAAAATCAGGCCTGGCACCACGGATGAAAAAGTCGTGGAAGAAGTCATTAAGAGAAACTGCTACGAGCACAAGAAGCTTGGTTTTTTTTTGAAAGATTGCCCAGTTTGGCTCGATCTCGGTGGTAACATAGGAACCTTCTGTTGTAAAGCATCTGAACACGGCTGTAAAGTGATCTCCTACGAACCCGAAGAAGAAAATTTTCAAATTCTCAACGACAATGTGCGTGCGAATGCGAGTAATGTGGTCACTGTGAAATCGGGTGTCGTGGCCGGGCCCACGGGTGAACTCGAGCTTTATCTGTGCAAAGGTGACTACAACAAATACAGGCACACCATTTTCAAAAAACGCGGAAGGCAATCCGTGACGATCCAGGTGAAAAACTTCAAGGAAGCCTTGGCCGAACACAAACCAAATGGGGTGAAGATCGACATCGAGGGTGCAGAGATTGACATCTTAGATTCCATGGAACCGGGTGATTGGCCAGATCACGTGACCCATCTAGTGTTCGAGTACAGCTTCGACATCGACAGTTCCACGGCCAGGTTCAAAAGGATTGTGGACAAGCTCCGCGAAGCCTTCGCCACCGTGCATCACCGAAAGGTGAACTTCGAAGAGGAACACTTTAAGCACTGGCCGGCCGCGGTAATTGTCTATGCAAAAAAATGAACTACAAAAACAGATATGGTTCGTGAAATCTTTTTAGACGGTCCATCAAAAGAAGCCCCACCCATGGGTTCTTTCGTGGACGATTTCTCCACGATCATCGAGGAAGACTGTGATTGCTACGTGGATGGGCAGGTGTTATTCAAATACCGGACGAATGTGTTTTCGGAGGATCTCCTCACCCTGGCTTCGGATGCCTTTGAAAAGTTCGCCCGAAGGAACAAGACGGACAACCGTGGATTGGCCGCCGGGCTTTTGGAGAACGGTAAGGCGAAGCGCACCGTGGGAAAAGTCACGCGAGGGCGCCCGGTGAACTCAAGCATCGCTGGATACACCGACACACTCACCATCATGCAACGCAAGGAGGCTCTTCAGAACAATGAAAAACTTTCCGAACTCTGTCGGCTCACGGCGTTCACGAAGAATAATCTCGAAAAATTCGAGACAGCCATTCCATTCTTCCAGGCGATCGATCGCAAGTACGCCGAGCTCACACCCGAACACCACGCTCGGCAGAAGGCGTTTTCCAAGAACGTCATGCCCGAGGCCATGATCGGTGACACCGTGTTTAGCACCGTCACGTGTAATTTCAACTGGCGCACGGCGTGTCACGAAGACAAGGGAGACTTCGAGGAGGGTTTGGGAAACCTCACTGTGGTGGGGAACGACGATTACGAGGGTGGGCACATCGGGTTTCCCAGGTTCGACATTGGCGTGAACCTTCGCCACGGGGATTTCATCGTGATGAACGTGCACGAAATGCACTGCAACTCGAAAATGGTGACCCACGAGAAGTCTAGGCGTTTGAGTTTCGTATGTTATCTTAGGAAGAAACTAGAAAATTGTAAATATATTAAAGCATAAACATCGAACTATACTTATGTGCCTAAACTATTATAAATCTCAAACCGAAGAACTGTGTAAGAGCAAAGGATGGGACCGGGCCTCGCTCGAGGCCGTGTTCCTACTCCTCACCGAAGAGTTCGGGGAGTTGGCGTCGGCCGTTCGTCAGTACAAACGCGTGTTCAAGAAAACCGGGCTCAAAAAGGAGCGAGGGCAAGACGTAATGATGGAGATGGGGGATGTGTTTTCCTACCTATTCCAGCTCGCGCACATGCTAGATGTCGACTTAGATGAGATGTGGCGGGTGCACCAGACAAAGGTAAGTCATAAAAAATATTGTTGTATTAAATCATAGTATGATGAACGACGTCCAACCATTTGTCGTGCAGGAGTATAGCCTTCCAGGCACTGCACGAAAAATTGGTGACTTTGCCGATTACACGAAAGAGATCGACGCGGGTAAGGGATGGGAGTTCGCCAAGCGAACGCCGCTGTGTGAACACACCTCCGTGGGTGGTTTCCGTGGCCCCGAGTTCTGCTCCGATGCCGAAGCCAACTGCCCGATGCTCAGGGAGCTTCACCCGAGAAGGAACATCGAGTACCCACCGAAGAAGGCTGAGAACCCAGAAGGGCCGGTGGTGTCACCGAAGATCACCGCGAGCCACGGGGGGGCTGACCGCGCCTTGGATGTTATGATCATCGCGTTGGTCATAGCTCTAATTGTATCAGTTTGGCGACGTTGAAAAACTTTTCCAACCTGTGCGCGTTTGTGCAGTTGTAGATGATCTCCGGGATCGTCTCTTTGCAAAAATCTTTGACGAAATTTTTTTGCCAAGAAGACGACGGGTTGATATAGGGTGGTTGAAAAGTTGGATCGAGTATTTTCGACGCGTGCATCAAACGAAAGTGTGGGGTCGAGTGTTCCACCGCGATGTCTGCCATCTTTTGAAGCACCTCGACGTTCTTTTCCACCATGGTGTCCAAGAACTTATCGACAGCCACATTTTGTTTCATGCACAAAATCTGGTTCCAACTCCCGAGGGGTTTGGTGTTGAAGTAATCCTTGAACACCTCGTACTGGTTGTTGCCGGGGACAAATTTAGTGTATTCGATTTCAACGTAATCAATGCCAAACTCTACGTCATTCACGACTTTTGCTGATTTTAAGTAGCACATTAGTTTAAATCTGGTACGTCTTCTTTAAGTCTTCTGCCACCTTAAGCTGAGCCTCGAGTTTGGCTACTTCTTCATTTTTTTTCTGTTCGAGGCCGGCACACTCATGGGTCTCCGGGAGGCGACAATACAGGCAAACTTCCTGTTCGCAGTGTTTGCACTGCATAATGTCTGTCAAGGTGCACTTCTTGGTGCACTTCGGGCACTTCATTTTTTATGGTAATTTTTGAGAATTTTATTTTTAAGGAACGCGTCATTTCACGACGCTTCTTCACCGATGGACGCGCTCTTCCCATGTAGCGCCGGTGACGATTACCACATCCACGTGGCCACGGATGTGGGCTTGTTCCGCGTCTTCTACAACACTATCAACAAGATCCACACCAAGGTGTGCGAGATGGGTGGCCCGGCCGGCTACAAGATCGAACCGTGCGAACGCAATCCCGATGGTTGCAAGACGGTCGTGTTCCCGGAAGTCGTGGAAAAGTACACCATTTCAGTCATCATGGCCAGTTTTGAATTAGAAATCGCCAACGATCCCACCCTGCCTCGGAGTGAATTCGGTGACATGTGCCTTTTTATAACCCCTTAATGCCGAAGGATTTTGTAATTTACATAAAAAAATGTTTGAGCCCATAGCTAACACTACTTTCTCATACGTGCTCACACTCGATGAGTTCCGATCCGGCTTCGCCGAGGCCACTCGGCCGTCTTGGGTGAAGATCACCACGATCACCATGGTGTCTTCTCTCGGCCAACCGGTGAATGTCCACAAGCTCCGGCAGATCTTCACTGATCTCGGCCCATTCAAGCTCGTGCGAGAAGGAGGAAGGGGCAAGTTCGTGTGGAGCCTGAAGCCGACGTCATTCTATAATCAGATCACTCTGACGTACGCCGACGCGTACAGCACGAAGAGCATCAAGGTGTTCCCGAACGGTGCGGTGCAGGTGGCGGGATGTTCTGATTTGTTCGACTGCAATCGCATCATCAAGCAGTTGCAGTGCATTTTCAAAAAATGTCTGAACGTGGAGGCCACGTCCTCGGACTTTAGGGTGGTGATGATCAACAGCAACTTCAGCCTAAACTACAGCGTCAACTTGATGTTAGTGGCCAAGCACTTCGAGGACTACCCAGACGTGTTCAGGGTGTCTTTCGAGCCGGACAGGTACAGCGCGGTGAAGATCAAGTTCGCACCAGCGGAGGACATGAAAGTCATCACCGTGAGTATATTCTCGACGGGGAAGATTATAATCACGGGGGCGGAGACTTTGAAGGAGATTGCCTACGCGTACAAGATCATCAACACACACATAGATAGGTGCCCTGAGATCAGGCACACACCTTCACCGGAGAAGGACGTGTTCGACACGTTCATGGGGCACAAGTGTGGCACCCTCGTGGAGAACCTCAGGAAGAAAGGTTTCAAGTCTTGGGTGCACACCACCCAAAATCGTAAAATAAATTTTCTCCCTTTGTAATATATACCAAAAAATGTCGCAGCGCATGGGCATGGCTGACGGGAGATGTTTCACCGTGAACAACTCTTCCCAACTCTTCAACAACTACGTGATGCAAAAGCACGGCATCGCGGCCGAGGACAACTACTCGTACAGAAAGTTGCTTCAACAAAAGGGTCCGAGCCTCGTCGACGATATCCGCGAGCAACAGCAAGGTAAGGGTCCGTGTGTCAAGTGTGACAAGCCGATGATGAACCTCGCGCACATGTACTAAAAAATTTTTAGATTTGTAACTTAAGGATGTCGATAACGTGTTCTATATGTCTAAACGATGTCAAGCCCACTAGGCGGAACGCCATCCGATGTGGACATATATTTCACCGGCAATGCATAGAGAATTGGAAATCCCAGGGCAAACACACGTGTCCGGTGTGTCGAAAAGTGTTCGACGTGTCTCAGTTCAAGGTGGTGGTGCAGATAGAAAACAGATTTACCAGCCGGTCGAACGCGGTGACCGCCACTGAACAGGAGGTCTTCAACGTGATCGATCTCATCGACGTCAACTTCGAAGCCGATGACGAGAGTGATTTGGAATCACTTCTTGCCGACTTTGGGATGAGTCTTGCCGACTTTGATGCCTCTATTTTTGACGCAGAATGATGAGCAGTACTTGGAGTAGTTGAGGCCAGGGTAGTTCCTTCCCGCCTTTCGCGGATCTTTGATCATCTTCCCCTTGCTGTCCGTGAGGAGCGGCCCCGTGGCCCACCCTCTCTTGTGTGACCAGAGGTTGCACATGAAGACGATGCGCTTCCCCTTGGCGAATCCACCCACGCGAGCGGCCGCGATCTTGATTCTGTTTTCCGGAATTTTGAAGAAGGACGCCACACTCTTCACGGTGTCTCCCGGTTTGATTTTGTATTCACACACACCGTGTTGGCGGTAGAAGTGAAAGTCCCCTTGCCTTAAGAAATTCGTAGGGCGTCCAGGGCAGACGAACATCATCACCTTGTAGTATCCCTTCTTACACGGCGTGGTGGCGTCCGTGCGGTACACCTTCTTCGGGTTGTCCGAAAGCACGCGCTGCGGAAGCGTCTTGCAGTGGGTGTAGTTGTGATACCCGTTTGACATCCCCGAACGATCGCCAGGGATGCTCTTCTGCCACCTGTAGGCCTCGTAGTCTCCGAAGGCGTAGGCGTAGCAGTTGTTGTTATTCACACCCTTTGGCGCGGACCAACGCCTCGTGGTGTATTTGGGTTCAGACCCACTCAAAGGAAGGACCATTTTATTATACTGAAATATTTTTCTCCACAGAAAGTATAATAAAATGCTCCGTGAAATCACGAAATCGAAGAACAAGTCTGACATGGTGACCGAGGCCTTGGTGGCCCTCTTGGTCGTCCTCATCAGCACCCTTCTTTTGCGATTGCTTTGGAACAGGTCGTTGGTGAAGCACATCACGGTCTTCAAGAAGATCGACAGCTTCCTCGACGCCTTCCTGCTGTCCATCGCCTTGGCGGTGATCAGAGGTTGTTAGATTAAACCTCCTTGTACCCGGTGGTCTTCTTCCCGTTCGGGTGAATGAGCGTCGGGAAAGCCTCGACCTCGGCCGCCTTGCAGCGTTCGGGTTCCTTATCACAGTCGACGAACTCGTGTGAGATCGAGTTCTTCTTCATGTAGTCGACTTGTTTTCGGGTCCATCCACATCCCATGGATCCCAAAACAACATACCCATCTCCCTTGGCCGCACCGGCCGCTGGCGCCTTCGCCGGGGTCATCTTGTAAAGAATGAGGAGGCAGAGGAGGAAAAGCGCGATGAACACGTACATCATTATGTAATGTATTACAATATTTAATTTTTTAAACATCAACGTCGTCATCGATCATGAGTTCGTCGTCTTCGTCACCGGCTTCAGAACCGGAGGATCCACCAGAAGGGCCGTCGGTGACGCCATCGATGTCCTGGAACGCGAAGCTCGGAAGCTTTTCGCTTTGTTCGAGGAGCACCTGGGAGAGGCGGACGCTCGCACCAAACTTGTTGTCGATGAACCAAAGTGATGAGAGGTCGACGATGGCAACCACACGCTGGCCTTTCTCGATGCTGTCGAGATCGACGCGTTCCTTCTTGTAGTTGTACGCTTCCGGCACGAATGTGCCGTCCTGCTTGTTCAAGATCTTCAGCTTGAAGGTGGCCGGGTACTGATCGTTCGACGGAAGGCGAACCAACGGCTTGTACAAAGCCTGCTTCATGACTTCGATGTTGTACTCCTTTCCGAGCCATTCCTTGCTGTTCTCTGCCACGGTCTTGACGATGAGATCGTCGAGCTCTTCTAGCTTCTTTCGCAAGGCTGTGGCTTCTTCGTTGTCGTTATCGAAGGAGAGATCGAGGCTGTAGGAGGTGCGACCGGAACCTTCGTCGGTGTAGGACGAAAGGCCGTACGGAGAGCGCATCTTCGGAAGCTGAATGTAGATCTTCTTGTTGTTGTCGCCGTTAAGATAGACGGTCTTTCCACCGTTCTTATTTTTACGGATCTTGGAAAAGCCGACGTTGGCCGGGTTGAAATCGGAAGCCTTTTGAATGGTGAGCGACATGGTGTGTTTTTTTGTATACCTACGTATGCATGGTAAACTTTAAGTCGCGATTTTTTTTTATCAGGCCATTATAAGATGTCTGCAGCATCCTTGATTTTGGTTCTCGCGGGGTGTGCAAGCTCAGCAAGTAGCGCCTTTTTCGCATTCAATAAATGCACGAACGGCACGTACGCCGTGGAAGACTTTGAATTTAAGAATTGTTTCAACTTCTTGGCGAACACGAACAAGTGCGACGTCACCACGTGGAGTGCGTGGGGGCCGTGCGTGGCCGGAGAAACCATGCGTACCAGGGCCTACCTCGCCCCGGACGTGAACACGTCCAACTGCTCAGTGGAGCTTTCGCAGACCACTGAGTGTTTGGAAGGCCGATACCTTCGTCTCGAAGACGCCGATGGGTTCGACGTGAGCGAGATCTCCGTCTACACCGGTTCCAATGAAATCGATGTGAAAGAAGTCATCGGGCTGAACACGTCCCCGAGCTACGCCATCACCAATGCCACGGATGCCCTCTTCACCCAAGGGAATGTCGTCAAAGTTGAAGATGACGGTGGGTTCGTGCAGCTCGATTTTGGTGAGATGCGCCCAATCACGCGCGCCGTGGTCGTGAACAACGCGGAAGAAGACGATCTCGCCACGGCGAAGTTATCCGTCTTTGACGAGAACATGGAAGCCGTGGCCACGTCTCCTGCCTTCGAGGAGACCGCGAACGCGTACGAGTGGGACGTGAAGACGAACAACGTGACCGCCATCAACGATCTCAGTTTAGTGGGTGCCGGTAGGGACGTTGTCGTGCGCGCGAGGTACGTCTACTTGGAGAGCGACAACGCCATGTCACTCAAACAAATTCAAATCTTAGGCGTGGGGTCGACTATGAACATCGCGTCGAACATCGACCCGTTCTCCAATGCCAGGGACACGGAAGGGCAAAGCATGGAACACCTCACGAACGGCGACTTGGACACCGTGGTGAGCACCACCGGTGAGGGTGACCCAAACGACAAGATCTGGATCGATCTCGGGTCCACTCGGATCATCACCTCTCTCAAGCTCATGGCGGACACCAGTGCCGATCTCACGGGCCTTCGGGTCAGCCTGTACGCGGCGTACGATCAGCAAGACATGATCGCGGCCACGCCCGAACTCACGTTGACTGGACAGGACGAGTACGCGTACGAATTCAAAAATCACCAAACCGAATGGGTGTAAAAAAAAATCTGAAACTATTCCATAACAAACAGTAATGGGTGTCTTCAAAGATTGTGGATGCGGGTGCAACGGCGAAAAGGCGAAGCAAAAGTTCGTCACGAGTTTGATCAGTGGCCTCTTGTTTTTCATCGTGGCCAACCCTGAACTCTTCATCCTCATGCGCGGTGTCTTCGGTGGCGCCATCGCTGGCCCGAACGGGTGCCCGACCCAGATCGGGCTCATGGTTCACGCCCTCGTGTTCACGGTGATCGTGTGGGGGATGATGAATTTGAAAAACTAATCTCAAATAATTATATCACATGTCTACTTACGCAGAAATCGAGTGTCCATACAAATACCGAATCAAAGCGCTTGAAAAAGTCGTCGACGGCGATACGGTCGATCTCGTGATCGACTTGGGTTTCGACGTGTGTACGTCACAGCGTGTCAGGCTCCTTGGTATCGACACCCCGGAATCGAGAACTTCTGACCCAGAAGAAAAGAAGTTTGGGAAATTATCCAAGCAGCGCCTCAAGGAGTGGTGCTTGAAGGCCGTGGCCAGTGAAAAGGACGACATCGAGATCGAGATCCGATGTCCAGAAGCTGACAGCCGAGGAAAATTCGGCCGCGTTTTGGCTGAGATTTGGATCAGTGAAGGTGGACAGTGGACGAACGTCAACAAGTGGATGTGTGAAAACGCCTACGCCGTCCCCTACATGGGCCAAAACAAAGACGAGGTCAAGGATTTGCACAGGCAAAACCGCGAAAGGCTCATCTGTGCGGGAGAAATTTCCTGAGTTACTAGTATATGTTCACCGCACGCGAAAAGAAATTATTCGAAAACGAAATCAATAAAGTGAATAACGCGAACACAAAGCGAAAGCTGCAAGAAGGGATGAAAGTCTTGAATAGGTCGATGATGATGAAACCACAAAAACTCGCCATGGCGAGGTTGTTCATCAATGGGGTCATCCCGAACGTTGTCACTCTCAAGCAGCACATCAATGCGCAGGGTATCTTGATGCGCACGTCACCGTTGCGCCCGAAAAAGAAAGTCAACAATAACAATGGAAGAACGAAACCAATCAACATTCCTAGAAAGTGAAAAAAATATGATTATACATATATTATGAATGCCGTGAACAAAGGCATTGAGATAGTTTACAAAAGGTATGACACCAAAGTTTTCAAACTCAAGCAGATGGAGCTCGAGCGCGTGCCGTCACTGTGCACCACCGGTAGCATTGGTAAAGAATTTTTCAAACAAAGCCTATCTAACGCAGACGCCTACGTGATTGCGTACGACGTCTATAAGAACGGTCTCCGTGGGTCCATCCGTGGGTTCGCGTGTTTGAAGTTCGATGTGTACCCAGATTTCGTCTACCTCGATCTCATCTGCCGCGGTGGGTCCACGCGCATGAACTACCGAGGGAAACCATCCGCCGCACCCGGGCGTGCTATCATGGAGGCCGTGAAGAGTGTCGCGCGTGCAACGAGGCGTAAAGGGGTCGTTTTGTCCGCACTCCAAAAGGTGATTGGTTACTACAAAAAATTAGGTTTCCGGATCACCACCGATCTCGCGTGCAACCGGCGCACGACGCTCAACAGGAAGGGGAGGATGTGGACGTTCACTAAGGATTTCTACAAAGAACCAAACTTGCGCGCGATCACACTTTACAATAAAAAAATGCTCGCCGAAGAATACGGCACCCTCATGTTGTGGTGCGCGTGAAGAAGAACAGTCATATTCAAACAGACTTTACCACCTGGTTGAATATGCTTGTGACAAAAATGAGATGAGAGATTTTTTTTAAATATTGTAGCCTTAAATTGCTTAGTTGGAGAAAGCGAGGCCGCCCATACCGGATTGAACACGGAGGACGTTGTAGTTCACCGCGAAGAGGTGCATGGTTTCAGACGTGGAAGCACCAGACTTGAGTTCAACGGAAACTTGAGCGTTGTCAATGCGAGACATGTTGCACGTGCCGCTCGGTTGGTGGGCTTCCGGCTGGAGGGCGAACGAGTAGGAGTAGATGCCCGGCATCGGAGAACCGCTGTGGTATTGGTACGGTTGGACAGTGTTGAAGTACTTGCCCGGTTGCGCCTTGAAGCGGTCTTGGCCGTTCAAGATGAGCTTGAACTCCTTGAGCGGACCGACAGCCGTGGTGGCGGTGACGGTGCCATCTTCGGAGAGGGTCGATTCGGAACCTTCAGAACCCGCGTAGTAGAGCGGGGCGCCCGAGGCGAAGGTCACCGGCACGAACACGTTGGAACCAGCCGCGTCGGCGTGCTTGAGGACGGAAGATTCGAGGACAACCGCATCTTCGGCAACGTTGGAGGTGAAGTTCCAGTGGTTCGCGTTGGAGACGGAGCCGTTGTTGAAGCACCAGACGAGTTCCTTAACCGGGTGGTTGTAGGACAAGCGGACGGTGCGCGGGCTGGTCGCGGAGACCGCATCGGCGCCAGTGTGTTGCACTTGTTCAATCAAGTACTCGTGGGACTTTTGGCTCATGCGGCGGCGTTCTTCGGTGTCAAGGAAGTGGTACGTGGCCCAGACCTTGAACGTGGAGCCGTCGGTGTAGTGAGAGAACTCCGAGGAGAGGTCGAAGTCGAGGCGGACTTCGTGGTATTGAAGCGCAATCAAGGGAAGTGACAAACCCGGATGGCGGTTGAAGAAAAAGATGAGCGGCAAGTAGATTTCGCCGTTAGTGGAGGACGAAGTCATCTTGGCCCAGTTCGCCTTCTTGGATTCATCCAAGTAAAGCTCGGAGTACAAGCGCCACCACAAAGAGTAGTGCTTGTCGATGCGAGCGCCACCGATGGACAACTCGACATCCTTGATCGCACGCTCGGCGGCCCAGATGGCGGACGCACCCTTCGTGCTGGTGGAGAGATTAGCTTTAGCCTTGAGTTCAACGAACATGTCTTGGACAAGGTCACCGTTGCGGGCAACCGTGACGGAGACGCGGCCGTTGTCGGCCGGGGAACCGTTCGTGACTTGTTCAATGCATTCAGAAGCGAAGTTGCTGTATCGCTTGTACACCTGACTGAAGAATGTCACCTTCGGAGAACCAGTGAGGAAGACGTCTTGCGCGCCGTACGCCACGAGAGACATAAGAGCACCACCCATGATTAGTTTGTTTTTGTATTATAGCACAAGAAAAAAATTTCGAGCATCCGACCCGGATGACACGCACCCTGCGGAAAATTTCTGTTCATGATTTCTCCGCCTGGAGATATAACATGCCTTCCGTGCTTTCACGCCCTGAAGAACCGATCGAAGAATTCGAAGAGAGGTCGGCCTCTGAGTATGAGGACGACGAAGAGGAAGTCGAGATCCGGGTCACCGACTCCATGGACGCCGACGAAGACGACGACGAAGTTCCGGCTGAGGACATGGACGACATCGACGCCGAGAGTGCGTTCGACATGGACGAGCTCACCGAGGGTGAGGAGGAAGTCTTCGACGCGCCGATGTCTTCAGAGGAAATCCTCAGCTCCGTGCTCGCAACTCCAGAAGGGGACACGGTGTGCTCTGCCCTGGTGAACATCGGGCACCACCTGGAAATCACGAACAAAATTCTCATCAAAATGCTTAAACATATGACTCAAGAATAATGTAAGAGGAAACCATGATGCACTACATAGAGAAGGACCCAGACTACACTGAATCTGAATTAGAGGATCTTCGAAATCAAATTCAGTCTCTGGATAAAGATCAAGTGTTTCGCCTGCTCAACCGCCTCGAGGTGAAATGGTCACTGCGCGTGGACAACATGAACCCGAGCGATATCCTTCGCCTGGGCTACGGCCAGTTTTTTAACCCGTGTGAGCTCTCGGTGGATGGTTACCCGAAGCTCATCGAGATGAAGACGGTGGATGGCAAGCGCCAGCGTGAGGTGGATTTCCTCAAGACTTTGGGGAACCGAACCAAGGAGCTGATGATTACGGCAGAACACGAGAGCGAGCACGAGTTGAACTGCCAAGAGCGAGTGTGTCGCCTGATCAAACAGGTGGGCGAGGCTTTCAAGAACATTCGAACACACTTCAACACCCAGCAGCGCATTCAGTCTCCGCGTGAGGTGCCGGACAACTTCGATTGCGACCCAGATTACTTCAACTGCACCCCGATGGACGACAGCAAGCTCAAGGACATGAGCCCTTATCAGCGCGCCATCGTGGCCTGCCTGGAGGAACTCTACAACAAGCAGATGCGCCGGTACAAGGGCCAGTGCTGCGTGCAGCGAAAGTCCGAGGGTCAATACACGCGCGCGTGGAAACCGATGATGACCATTCCCGAGTTCGTGTACACCATGGCCGAAAAGGAGGTGAAGTTCGATGTGTGGCGAGATCTCACCGCCAGAGGCACTGCCTTCCGTGACGTGATCAACCATCTCACCAACTGCAACGACGTCCAATTTCCAGAGATTGAAAAGAACCGTCACATGTGGTCTTTCAAGAACGGGGTATTCATTGGTAAAGAGTGGATCCCTGAGAAAGGTTTGTACGAGAGCAGGTTTTACGCCTACGACAGTAAGGAGTTCAGGTGCTTGGACCCGACCCTCGTGGCGTGCAAGTACTTCGACCAACCCTTCGACGATTACTCCCACATGGACGAATGGTGGGACATCCCAACACCACACTTCGATTCCATCCTCCGCTACCAACAATTCGACGACGAGGTCATGAAGTGGGTGTTCATCATGGGTGGCCGCCTGTGCTTCGACACTGGAGACATGGATGGATGGCAAATCATTCCATTCTTCAAGGGCATCGCTCGTTCGGGTAAGTCAACCGTAGTCACAAAGGTGTTCCGAAAGTTCTACGACAGTGAAGACGTGCGCACGCTGTCCAACAACATCGAACGACAGTTCGGCCTTTCGAGCATTTACGATGGGTTCATGTTCATCAGCCCCGAAATCAAGGGGGATTTACGCCTCGAACAGGCTGAGTTCCAAAGTCTTGTTTCTGGTGAAGACGTGAGCGTGGCCGTGAAGCACCAGAATGCGATCAGCATCCAGTGGAAAACTCCTGGGTGTTTAGCCGGGAACGAGGTTCCATCCTTCCGCGACAATTCAGGATCCGTCCTTCGCCGTTTGCTCACGTGGAATTTCAAGAAGCAAGTCAAGGACGCCGATCCAACCTTAGACACAAAGTTGAACGACGAACTCCCACGCATCTTATCCAAGTGCGTGCGAGCCTACCTCGAGTACTCACAGAAGTACAGGAACAAGGACATCTGGAACATCGTCCCGAAGTACTTCTTGGAAGTCCAGGGTGACGTGGCCAAGAACTTGAACGCCCTCGAACACTTCCTGAACGACAGTTCGGTGCGCTTCTCCGACGACCTGTGCATCCCAGAACGCGAATTCAAGGCAAAATTCAAGCAGCACTGCGTCACGAACTCAATCCCGTTCAAGTTCAACAAAGACGTGGCGGCTGGTCCATTCAGCTCGAGAGACATAGAGATCAAGAAACACAATTCCTACCGTGGACAAATCATGACCGAACAGGACTTCGTGTTTGGGTTGGACATAGTAGAAGAGACCATGGGTACTACAGATTTTTAATATTCACAACATAGTAGATGAGCCTATCACCTTCCGAATTTCTGCGCAGAGCGAATGTGAACGTGGTGTTCGAAAACAACCGAACACCCCCGTCGACACCTACGAGGCGCCCAAGGCCACCGGCTCTTGTCACGACGAATTCCCCGTTCCCGAGCCCCATCATGACCCCTCGCCTTCGAAAGACTTTGAACATGAACCTCAGGGAACCTTCGCGCCCCAGTAGGCCGATGAGCAACGAGAACAAACTCACCCGCTTCGGAACATCGGCGACCGAGTACAGGCTCTTCAACTGCATGGTTGACTACATCGATCGCCCCGTGGATGTTTTGGAACTCGTGAACAAGCCGATCCGAGCCAAGAAAGAAATCAAACCGAACACCTTTGTGGATGTGCGCAAAATTCAAGGTTTGGCCAAACAGTTCAAGCCCACGATCGAGCACACGCGTGAGTACGGTGTCAAGGTTGACCGAAGATACAAAAAGCGGCCGTTGATCGCCGCCCAGTACAGCGTCGTGGTGAAGCGCGGTGAGGACGCGATCAAAATGAACATCCGCGTCTACGCCAAGAATGGCCGCGTGCAGGTTCAAGGTGGGTTCCTCGGTGGGAAGAGAGATCCCATCACCGTGCTCGACGTCCTTCGCTACGTCGGTGCGACCTACATGGGTGTGAACTTTGAAAATCCACGGGTGGAGTACAGCACGATCACCGCCGCCTTCTACGTGAATGGGATCATTCCAGATATGGCACGAACGGCCACCTCAATCATCGGCCTCGGCATGAGCGAGGAAGCGCAGTTCGAACCGGAGATCGACCCGGGTGTGCAGATTAAGAAAGTGATGTATGACGGAGTGAGCTTGAACATTGGGAAAAACGGCACCTTCGAAATCCTCAACTCCAAGTCTTTCACGCAGATGGACGAAGCCGTGGTCAAGGCGAAGAAACTCGCCACTATCCTCTATAGTCAAGGGAACATCAAACTCACCGGCCAGTTCCAAACGAGGACGGCCAACAACTTGAAGACCCCGAACGCGCAGCGGGTCCCAGCCACACCGAGCGTGCGCACCAACTTGAAAACCATCAACAACAAACCGTGCGAACAGTTCACCCTCACCCAACTCAAGATGATTGCGAAAAAGATGGGGATCGTGGATGTGAAAAAGGACGTCTCGAAAAAGCAATTGTGCAATCTCATCATGGAATACTCAGTGTTGAAAAGCCCGAAGTCGCCGTCACCCAAGCGGAAGCGAAAGGCGAACAACTCGGTCGAAGAAAACAGAGTGAGGAACATGATGAGGAAGCAGGGTGTGACCGACGCACGGGTGAATGATGTGAAGGAAATTTTGAAGAAAGTGAAGCGGTCCAAGGAAGGTGTGCCATTCAAGGGTAATCTTCAACAGCTCGTCAAGGACGTGGGGAAGCGCTTAGCCGTGAACAAGATCACCGATGGGAACATTAGGAATAGGCTTCGCCAGGCGTACGGGAAAAAACTCGCAGCCAAGAGCGAAGACTTCATCAACTTTGACTTGAACCGCGTGCGAAGAAACCTGAATGACCCGGCCAAGATCGCCCCGCTCACGAAACAAGTGGCCCAACGAAGGAAACTTATGATTGCCATCAATAAAACCATCCCAGGGAACATCGTCGGTGTTCGTCGCAGGGACATTCGCCGCGCCGTCATGAACTACATAAACGATAACCCCAACGCGAACTCAGAGCGCGTCGAGAACTACATCAAACGGCGCGCCGCGCAATCTCCTTGATCACACCCGTGTGATGTCCCAGATTGAGCTCGGGGAAGCGTTCCTTCATGTGCTCCGAAAGCTCGATCGCTTCGTAGACCGTCAATTCACCACTCATCAGTCTTTTGTCGAGTTCGATGTATTCCTTGATGCGTTCAGCACTCAGGCCCGCCTCCACGAGCTTTCTGGTCGTGCGCTTTCCGTGGCACGGCTCTTCGCGAGCTAAAATGACGACCACCAAAAGTGCGATAAAGAGGATGATCATATATAATCAGTGAGTGATTATTTTTTTTCACCCCTTAATGAATGAAAATTTTTAAAATTTTAATAAAATTTAAAATGGATCGAAAAAGTTGCTGCTTCCCCGATTGCAAAAAACCCCTCCCACTGCGCGGTGGAAACGATGCCTCCCCCTTGCACTGGGGACTATGCTGCGACGCATGCAAGAACAAAGTTATCAAGGCGAGGCGCTTTAGCGTCGATCTCGTGTCACGTCTGTGTGATGAATGATGTAATTACAAGCACGCGAATAAATCATTCACTTTGTGCACTATGTTAAACAACTCCTCTTGGCACGCCACCGCACCCGGGTCGACGATTTCGAGTTCTATCTGATACGTGTTTGGGTCCTCGTCGTCCTTGTCCACGGTGTCTCCACTCGAGACGGTGAGATCGATGGACAAGTTCTTTCGCACGAACGAATAACGGTGTTTCGAACGTTTCCTATCCATTTCGTACTCCCCCGACGCCGGAATTTCTTTGGAAATGCTGAACCGCAAGTCCAACGGGCAGTCGGCCAACACGAAATCTTCCCGCGCGAGATTCAACTTTTGAACCATGGTCTGCTCACCCGTTTCGCAGTCCACACTCAGGCGTATGCCCCCGGCGTCGTGGTAGAAAACATCCGCCGTGGACGTCCGGATGGTCTCCCATCCCTTGAATTTTCGGAGCGCGCGCATGGCCTTGTCGAAGACGGGTTTGGTGACGTTGGTGTCGAAGAACGCACCTTGGACCTTTCGGCCGAGGCGCATCTCCACCTCCACGTGTTCATCGTCGTTGTGGACGTCGAACAGTGGCCCTATTTTCTCGATGATTTCGTTGACATTCATTTCTCATTAAATCATTGAGAAAACTTTTTAAGCATTTTTCCCTCATAATTCGTCGCACATGCTTCACGAGTGTTGTTGTTACGCGAAGGAACGCCGCGAGGCCGCGCGCTTTGCGAGGTTAGGTGAGTTCGCGGACACCTTCGTGATATCGACCAAGGCTTGTAAGCCGTGTTGTGTGCAGGCCTTCGACGATCTCATGCTGAGCATGGGCGATGACCACGACGACACGATCGATCGCCTCGAGTGTTTGGAATATCTTTTCTCGACACAGGAAGATCACGTGAAAGATTTCGATTTCAAGAGCCCCTATATCGGGGACGACGTGTACGAAAAAAAAGACACACCGGCCGATATCACTTTTCAATTTTACGTGATTTGGACGCTCGATATGAAGGTTCCACTCATACTTGAATGGCTTTTGAGTGTTCAACCAGGTAAGGGTTGGAGAAAAAAATTATCGAACAAACAGATCGTGCAGTATGTGGCGAGCAGAGAATATTCATGTGATAAGAAAGACGAACACACGTACCTCGAAGACAGCGAACAGTGTTACGAATTGATGTGTGTGCTCAACGAAGTTTTCTACCCACCGATCGATACGAACATACTTCAGATCGCGGCTCGGTGCAACAACTTCGGGTTCATTCAGTGGGTGGTTGAAAACAAAAAATTTCCCGAACGTTACTGGAAGCAAGTGTGTGAGATCGCTTTCACGGAGGCGCACCTGAGGATGTGTCTATTCATCATGAAGACCACAAAGGTGTCTTGGTTTCCGAACGAGGACACGGTGATGTCGAGGGCGTGTTATGAAAACGCATGTGATTACAAGGCTCGCATAAGGTACAAACAACTTTGCATTTACACCATTGGTTACTTGCGTTACCACTTGTAAAACAAAAATTCGTTCGCAAGAATGTGCTGTTCATGCCAATGGAGGAAGGGATTTGGTACGGGTGAAAAGGTATTTTTTTTTCTTCCTCGATTGTATGTGGGAGCATCCCTTCGATAAAAAAAGACGCCTCGAACGTACCGCGTTTTCTCAGGCCATAAATAACAAACTTCCTAGAAACATGGTCAACAAAATCTTCGGCTATAAAGAAATCATGAATGAACTTTCTGGCTATAATACTCCTGGTACACTGAACAATGCACGGCTAAGCAAAATGGCTCATTGGATTGCAAATGCACCCGTCCAGGGCATGAACTCATCTGAAAAACTACGTGCCCTGCGGACAGTCATGAACGAAATTGGCCATCTAAACTTCCCATATAGCAACCGCGAAGTACAAAAGAGTATTCTAGACTTGTATATTGATAACTTAAAGTTTGTAAATTCAAAAGAAAAATTGAAAAACCTGTTAAGTTTCGTGCAACCGCTTAGTGGTTTTGATAGGATATATATGAAATATATCGGACTTACCTCCTCAAAGTTTTTCAACTTGAATACACCCACTCGGCGAAAAGTGCTCAATCTTGTGAAAGATATTAGATATCCTGTTACTGCGCGAGAGATCACCGCGATCATTGGAAACAGACAAGAAATGATCAAAGCCATACGAACTGATTTGAATCTCCTCATAAAGAGGAAACAAAACGTATTAAAAAGAATCACCGGGAATGCACCGGCAGTAACCGAAACCAACAGAAAAGTGAAAGAGCGCATTGACAGGGAGTTGCGGGAGGCGCGTAAAAGAAAAAGAAACCTGAACAACATGTCGACGGGGAGTTTAAAAAAGCTGACGATTAATGCTTCTAAGGCACTGGAAAAAAATGAAATGTAGAAAGTATAATGCTCAGGGGATTGCTTCCTTTCCTACTCATCACTGGCACGAGTGCACTGTGCCCGAACCTTCCAAGTGCGGGTGAGGCCGTGCCTTTCAGGCCACCTCCGTGGGTGTTTGGTGTGGTGTGGCCAATCTTGTACTACACGACCGGCTACGCGTGGGAGCTCAGCCGTTTAGACGTGCCTTTTTCCCTCGTGATCGGGCTTTGTTGTTTGTGGCTTTTGGTGTACGCGTGCCGTGGACAAAAGAAACTCGCCGCGTCAGTGATCGCGGCGTCGGCCATCATGGCTTGGGCCACTGTTCTTAGATTGGAGGGCAACTCCCGGGTAGCCATGCTTCCCTTGGCCCTGTGGCTCACTTTTGCCACGTACTTGAACGCGTACGAGGTGCGAAAAATTTAATAAAATCCATGGTAAGATGCGCGGGTTTTACAATCTCGGCGCCACGTGTTATTTCAACGCCTCCCTACAGTGTTTGCTTCACACACCTCAACTTTCAAATTTTTTTATCCTTCACGGGTTCTCCGGCGACTGCGCATTCACGAAGATGTACGGTGACCTCGTGCGATTGTTTTGGAGCGATCAACTGCCGGGGAAGCCCATCGATCCCGGGCCTTTACTGAAACTCTTCCAAAAACACTTTCCAAGATTTCGGATCGGGCAGCAGCACGACGTCCAGGAGGCGGTGTTGTGCATCATCGACATTTTGGAAAGAGCTATCCCTGAATTTAAAAATTTATTCTACGGGAAGAAGGTTCAAGAGACGGTGTACCCGGGTGGCCGGGCGACGCGCGACGAACCATTCAGCGTGCACATCGTGTGTTCGCACGGCGACGACTTGGGTGAGATGATACGTAAGAGCACGGATTGGAACGTCCTCACGGACTTCGTGGATGGCAAGGGTAAGCAGCACCACTGTGCCACGACAAGGACCCAGTTCTCCGTGATGCCCAGCGTTTTCATGATATCCTTCGACAAGAAGAGCTTCGTGCGCGGTGTGTACGACAACATCGAGATCGGTGACTTGACCTACGGCCTCGTGGCGAGCGCGGTGCACTTAGGCATTCAGCACGGTGGGCACTACGTGGCCTACACGAAACACAAAGAAAAGTGGTACTACAAAGACGACGACTTTGTCAACGAGGTTCCTTTGAACAAGGATGGGGGTCACTACTTTTTGGTGTATTGCCTAAAATCTTCTTGAACATATTCCCATCCCTGATCCGCCGGCCCCTTTGCATTTCTATCTGGTTGAATGCGTCCGTGAGATCTTTGACCAAGCTATCCATGTGTGGTGGCGATTTGTGAGGCTAAAAGTGAAAACTCTGTCATTTGTATGTTTTCCTTGATGTTCACGATGGTTCTGAACAGGGTTCTCCGATTATTTGGATAGTTTTTATCATACCTCCTTTTTATGGGAACCCAACTATTTGCCACGCACGCACACTCTGCTATGCAATCTTCTTCGAACCAATCCTGTGTGTCTCCTAAGAAATCTGTCTCGTAAAAAAGTTTTCCTTTTTCCTGTGCGTACAACCTCCAACAATTCCTACATTCATCCCACTTCATCTGGAAATCTACGGTATTTTGATCCCGGGGTTTCCACTTGAACAAGGTCTCGTGGGTGCCGAGCCGAACGGGTTCGTACACGGGTGTGAACACGAGGCCGTCCACGTTTTGTTTCACCGTGGTTAAATAGTTTGCCGCGAAGTCGTCGAAGTCTGTGAATGCGTGCATCTTCTTGAGCCGAAGTCTGTACGGGTCCTTTTTCATGTAGATGATGGTTTTCAAAAACTTTTCAATGGATTCGTAGCGGTCCATGAAGTTGAGGTGGCCGACGCAGTGGCCATTCACCAGAAGGGCGTCGTACACGAAGAGTTCATTCTCGTACAGTTCGCCATCGAGGATGGTGCCGTCGTAGGCGTGTGGTCGAAGGTTGAGATCGACCTCGATCACGGACCACGACCTGTTCACGAGGAAGCTCTTGCGTTGGCCGTTGAACGTGTTGGCGACGAATATGTACCTTTCGCCATCGGTTTTCTCGCACACGCAGTACCAGTTCTTGCGGAGTATGTCGAAGTGTCTGCGTTCGATGGACACGGGTTGGGGACCGGGGAAATAATCTTTAGATCCCCACGCTTTATGAATGAAGTCTACGACGAGTTGCTCCATGGTGTTCATTACAAATAATTTACGAGCCCACGGTTTAAGTGGCTTTCACCCCCGCGGCATTCAGTATGTTGCTAATGCACTCGTGTGTGTACGTGGCGATCAGGCGAGCCTTGGTGTAGGCGTGGATCTTGATGTTGCTTTCGATGAGTTTCTGGAACATCGTGGCTGTGCTCGTGAGTTTAGTGCCCTCGAGCTTCTTCTTCACCGCCTTGCAGTTGAGCACGAAACACTTCGGGTTTGTTTTCCGGACGTGGTAGACGTCCCCGGCGAACTTCCCCCCGAGTTCGGTGTCGAAGTGCAGGCCCATCTGTTCGATCGGTTCATCGACGCCTTCTTTGACTTTATTTTTGAACATGTCCCAATCCACGCCCTCCACTGGAGCGGGAAACACGAGCGCGTTGACACCCTCGTGTTTTTCAAACAACTGGTCGAGGCTGCCTTCGTCCACGTGAATGCCGAAATCGATGAAAAAAATTCGATCGTAGTTCTTGAGAGCCTTAAAGATCGCTTCGGCTTTGGCATAAGGGTCATCATTCACGAAGATGATCTCGTTCGCGAACTGTTTCTGAACGCACTTGAGATTGAGTTTCAAAATGGTGTGCAGTGTTTTGACATGGCACGCCTTCGATCTCGATACGATGATGGTTCCGATCCTCATTACATTTTGTACGTTCCTAAGCCTTAAGCCGATCGGCGATGCACCCGGAGAACGGCAGGTTACCGACGTGGCCGAGCGTCGTGTGCACGTCGGCCCAGATCTTCCCACCGGCTTGTTGCCACCTTCGGCAGAACGCGTAGTCTTCGGAAAGGTATCGCCGTGTTTCTGGGTCGATCATGCAGTCGAAGCACGCGTGATAGTCATCGAAGTCGCGGTTTTGATGGTCGTTTTTGCAGTGCAGTTCAGGGAATTTTTCTTCCAGTTTTGTGAAGACTTCGCGTTTGATGAGCATGAACCCTGTGGGTCCGTCGAGGATTTCGATGAACCCGTTCTCGACAGACCTCCTGTTAGCCCCGAAGTTGATCACGAGGGACGAAGAAAGCATCTGTGGATCACGCTCATCTCCCTTTTCGATGGCATCCTTGAGTTGGTCCCACATGACCACCTTCTTCGGGTAACACGCGACGGCGATGTCTTTGTCGGCTTCCAAAAGGCGCACGACCGAGTTCGGGTCGAAGTCGATGTCGGCGTCGATGAACATGAAGTGTGTGGCGTCGGTCTTCTGCATGAACCGACCGACGGCGACGTTCCGCGCGCGGTGTACAAGACTTTCATTTTCAGTGGTGTCGATGTAGAGCTGAATGCCCTTCTTGATGAGTAAAAGTTGAAGCTTGATCACTCCGATGAAATAGCGCTCGAGGGCGAGGCCACCATAGCAAGGGGTCGATAGGAAAAGCTTCATGGTATTACAACACTATTCGTCTCTAAATGTTTTTTGATGATTGTTTCGATTTTGTTCAACGTTGGTACACTAATTTCACATGCCGAGCAAATCTCACCTTTTGGCCGTTTGAGGACCATGTAGATCACGGCCGAGGCGATGCTGTTCGGGGACTTGCTCATGAGGTCGACGCAGTTGGACACGGTGTCGCAGAGCTTCACGCACCTGTGCCTCTCTTCGCGCGTGACGTCGAAGTTGTTGAGTAACCTCGTGATCACATCGAAGGGTTTGGTTACGTAGTTTTTCTCAATCTCACCTAACATGATCTTCTTGAACATCTCCGTCGTGCGACTGATGTCCTTGCTATCGATGTTAAACATGATGGCGATCTCTTTGGTAGTTCTCGGAAAGTTGGCGAGTTTGCACCCGTACAACACGCAGTTGGCCTGGATTCCTTTCCTGATCGCACCTCGGGTGAGCTTGTTTGCGTTAAATTTTTTATACATAATCTTCGCCTCCTTTATGACCATGGGTGGGAGATCGGCACACGCTTGATCGATGTCTTTGTACGCGTGAAACAGCGATCGGTCTTTGTAACACATGCTCTGATGAAAGTTAATCTTGGACATGCGTTTGTTTTCGTAGTTTGCATTTTTGGTGGAGATGATGGTGCTCTTCCCCCACGATTGTGAGTACAAATCTGCATTATCGGACGGTGCCAAGCACCTCGACTGATCCGCCACGGTCCCGTCTTCGCTGAACTTGGACATCCACTCCGGAGTGTCTGTGACGAAGTTGTCTTCCACGAGGCCGCACTCGGTGCATACCGGGAGGCCCTCTTGGGTCATGACTTTTACGCCACTGCATTCTCTGCAAAAGTTGGTGTCTTGTGTACTTGTTGGCTTTTGTTCTTCACTGGGTTTTTTGAGTTCGTCGATTTGTTTCCAAATAGTTGCCAACATTGATGTACTCTTCGCTGGACTTTTTTGGAAAATCAAAAAAACGCGCCGAATTAAGGGGCTGATGAGTAGTGGTGCCTCACCAAGTTTTCGATCCGGTCGATGGTGTCCTTGAAGCTCTGCGCTCCGGGGGTGTTCGGTTTCCACGCGTCCCACTCGCGGTCGATCTCCACCGATCCTGGTGGGAGCTCGAACTCTGTGACGTCGTCTGGTGCGATGAAAGAATCGTCCGTGTCAGACGCGCTGTCTTCTGGGTGCCAGATCTCACTGTCGTCGTCTTCTACGTCTACCTCGGCATGAAACACGTACATGTCTTCCCCCACGGCTTTCATCTCGAGATCTCCGAACGACGAGCACCTGTTGTAGTGCTCGCAGAGTGCGTAGTACGGCACCGGTGTCACTTCTTCCTCTAGCACGTGCACGGGTGCGGATTTGTAGAAACTTTCACTGGGTCGGAGAAACCTGACCCCCAGAACAGTTCCTGTGTTGGCCGTCACGGTGCCGAGCATTTCTTCCTCGACCCCGTCCTCGTTCATGAGTGCCTTGATGATGTCTTTGCATCGTATTTCTTTTGGTAAAATTCCGTCGTCCATTGAGCTTAAAATTTGTAAACAAAAAATATTCAAGTAGAGTACCCTAAGATGAAAATCAAAATTCTTTCCAAACCAGGCTGCGAATATTGCGACCACGCCGTCGATCTGTGCCAAAGTGAAAACATGGATTACGAAAAGGTGATGGTTAACAACGAAGAGCTTAAAGAGGCCTGCGGGCCTGGTGCAACCACATATCCACAGATTTTCATCGACGACACACATGTCGGGACCTACTTCGATTTCCAAGACTGGGTAGAGAACGAGTACGAACCCATGCTCGCACCGGATCCGAACCGGTTCACGGTGTTCCCAATCAAGCACCCGAACCTGTGGGACTTGTACAAGAAGGCCCAGATGAGTAACTGGACCGCGGAGGAGATGGACCTGAGCAAGGACATGGAGGACTGGAACTCCATCACGGAGAATGAGCAGCACTTCATCAAGATGATCCTGGCTTTCTTCGCCGGGTCGGACGGGATCGTGTTTGAGAACCTGAACAACAACTTCGCCGACGAGGTCCAGTGGGCCGAGGCCAGGTCGTTCTATGCCTACCAAGCACACAACGAGATGGTGCACGGAGAGACGTACAGTAAGCTCATCGACAAGTACATCAGGGACCCCGCGGAAAAGTCCAAACTCTTCCGTGCGATAGAGACCGTGCCGTGCGTCAAACGCAAAGCGGAGTGGGCGATGAAGTGGTTCGACAAGTCGAAGTCCTTCGGCCAACGCCTGATCGCGTTCGCGTGTGTGGAGGGGATCTTCTTTAGTGGTTCTTTCTGTGCCATCTTCTGGCTTAAGAAGCGTGGCCTTCTCCCCGGCCTGTGCTTCTCCAACGAACTCATCTCCCGTGACGAAGGTTTGCACCAAGAGTTCGCAGTCGAGCTTTACAAGATGCTCCACCAGCGACCGGGTCAGTCGGTCGTCCACGAGATCGTCCGGGAAGCTGTGGAGATTGAGAAGTCGTTCATCATCGACGCCCTTCCGTGCAGCCTGATTGGGATGAATGCGGAGAAGATGAGTGCCTACATCGAGTACGTGGCCGACCGCCTCCTCAAGCAGCTCAGCCTTCAACCGCTGTGGAAATCACAGAACCCATTCGATTTCATGGAAAACATTTCACTCGATGGGAAAACAAACTTCTTTGAGAAAAGAGTGGGTGACTATGGGAAATTAGAAGATAGCGCGGACGAGATTGGATTTGACGAAGATTTTTAGATCCCCCCCTTAATGATTTTTTTTTCAATATCACACAGCACACGATGGACAGCCCACCACTCCCCTTGACTCAACCGCGCGAACCTATGGACGCACCGAAGAGGCCCGTCCGTAGGCGTTTGGACTTCGACGACGTCGAAGACAGATTTGTCTGCGCTCACTTCATGTGCGTGTACATGGAGGATGGGGTTATTATGCACGAGAAACACCGAAGGTTCCTCAAAGTCGTCCACGGTAACGATAACACCGTGGACGAGATTGAGATGTATACGAACTCTGTGATCCATAGGAATGTTTTGGAAAGAGTGAGAAACACGAAGAACTACTGCATCCGTGTCAGAGAAGAATTGCTAGTGATAGTATCAATATGATCAATAAGATGATGTCCGCGTTCGTCATTTCGTACCCCGCCCACGGAAGCCTCAACCTTTTGTAGCCAAGTATGTGACACGCCGTTTTCTCACCGCGTTTTAAAAAAATTTTTGAAAGTTCTTCTAAAGTCTCCGGGCACCATTTCTTTTTCCTGTTCGAGCTCACACTTCCACTCATCGTCGCGTCCTCGTCGGTCCAGAAAAGGTTCTCATCCTGCACGAGTTTACGAATGCCCGGAATCTCATTACCTTCCATGTCGAAGTGGTCGGACCACTTGTGTTTGAGAAGTTTCTCGGCACCTTCCTTGGTGACGAAGTAGGCCGCGGCCGATCCCGAGTGTTGTTTCGCTTCTTCCGTGGCCTTCGGGCACAGGCCGTCGCAGTGTAAAGACAGGATGTCCCACGCGAGGCCGTTCTTCCTGAGCACGTCATCGAGCGCGCGCGCGTGCGGGATCTTCGGGTAAGCGTCGTCTTCAAGGATCAACGCGACCTCATTCTGGTCGTTGTTCACAAAGTTTTCCAAAGTTTTCAGATGTGAGTAGCAGCACGCGATGTTCGTCCGTGGCATGAGAGTCTGGGCCGCGGGTTTGAAGTGCCTATCCAACTCATCTTGTGAGATTTCGTCGTACTTGCTGGCGCGCATGCGCACGGGGAAGATCCCAATGTCCATGAGACTTTTGGATTGTGTCTCGAAGCGTTCCTTCTGTTCTGGGAGATTTATCACGTACGTGTTGAAGTCGACCATATTAATTACAAATATTTTCTTTTATTCTAGCGATCACTTCTTTCATGCATTCCACACTCTTCTCCCTTTTTCTCGACATGGAGTGCACTTGTGTGACCAAGCGATTGAATTTTTCCGAATTCTCGAAATTTGAATACTCGAGATATTCTCTGTAAAATTTGCGCTCGTGTAGTTTTGATTTAAACTCCATGGACCCACCGACAGCCTTCAAGGCTTCGCGTCTGACCAAGGCGGTGACCCGGGTGCGGTCCAGCGTGCGCCTTATTTTTTTCATTTCCACCCGGCACTTAGCTATGGCCATGTCGAAGACTTCTATGTCCGTCTTCACGTGCACTAAGAAAGTGTCTTGGTCGACTTGAATTCTTTTTCGGGAAGCGTTGCGTTCGTGTAAAACCTTGACGGCGTTGTACATGCGCACGTAATCACCCGTTGGGATCTTTTCGGCGTTCGCCTCGATGATGTCCCCGAACTCACGCGCGAACGCGCTCGCGTCGAGGCTTCTCCACTTGTCGATATCGGTCTGCATCTTTTTACTACAAAGTTTTAAATTACACGTGCATTAAGGGGGTGTTGAGAATTTGAAGTCCTTCACGCTCTTCTTGTAATTCACTGAGTTTTAACTCGTAATTTTGAATTATTTTTTTCAAAGCATTTTTTTGAACTTGAAGAAATTTTGCAAAAAACTCCTCCTCTTCCTCCGGTTTCACTCCGAAGTCGGACACGGTGGTCGTGCCTTCGACGTAGGGTGTGTTCCGGCGCGTGCACAAGTAGTGCACCGCACTCTCCTTGGTGATCTCGTCCGGCGTTTCCTGGCGCACGGCCTTTTTCATGTTTTCGATCACGGCCGCGACGTGTTGAATCTGGTGGTTGACTTCTTCTAGTTGATTTGACACGCACCGTAAGATCCTGTTTTCGTTTCCACCGTAGTGCATGCCTAAGTCCTCACCTTCGGGGATCTTGAGTTTCGGGAGGTTTTCGTGAACCTTCTTGAGGTCGTTGCTCATCTGGATGTACACGTTTTCTTTCATATCGGCCGAGGCCAGGTCGAGGTTCTCTTGGAGGCGACGCACGATGGTGTGCAGGCAGGGCATGTTTTGCTGCGCGTGCGTAAAATTACAAAGCATTAAGGGGTGTTCTTGAGGAAATCCATGATTTCGATGAAAGACGTGATGGTTGTATTATCATCGCTCATTTTCAAGTTTAGTATTCGTTTAAGTTTTCGACAGAGCATGTTCACGCTCCATGCAATGTTTTTCCAATTCAACGTCTAATATGAACTTTTTCAAGCCTTTTGGCATGAACCTCCAAAATAATCGGGGTTCACTTTCGTCCCAGTGTTTGCGGATGTAGTCCGGGACATTAAATAACACCCGAACAAAGGATCCGGTCATTAAGGAGATGTCCAGGGCCAATCCCGTGACGAATTTATAGATGAAAGTTTCTGGGAATTTTTTAGCGAACGCTCGTAGATAAAAATACATCTTATTGAGAAAATGTGAAATGTTTTTTTATGTATGTTTACAACAGTATGGCGTCGTCGCTTCAGGACCTCCCAAAACGCGTGCAATATCTCACGGTGGACAGCCGTTTTGTGAACGGCACGAACAATGCCTTCAGCGTGGACATGACGCTCCAGTCGAACGTGCACATGATGGACATGAAACGGGTGATCGGGTTGAAGATGGTTGAGTTCTACATCACGCAGGTCGGGGAGAACGATGCCAATCTTAACACGAACGTGGCCAAGTACGTGGACGTGATTTGCCCGGACGTTCCGAAGAGCGCGCAGATCCTTGACGAACGGAATGGGTTGATTTTCGCCCGAGTACCTTTGGAGCGCCACTTCACGGGTTCGAACGGGATCGTGATCCGTGACAAGCAGTGGAAGAGCTTCCCGAGACAGACGATCTTGTTCAACCCGATCAGCATTCAGAAGCTCAACTTTCAGATTTACGAGTGTCAAGACGACGGGGATTACGTCCCGTTGCAGCCGGATGCGTCTTGGCACATGGTGTTAGAGGTGACGACGGTTGACGTCAAGGAGAAACCTAGGGATAAAAACTTGGAGATCATTCGGATGTTGGAGAAGTTGTGTTCGAAGATCGACACTCTCAACAGGAATGTGAAGAAGCTTCCTGACAAACCACCGGAGAAGAAGAAAAAATATTCCTTCGGCACGTTGGTCCTGATCCTTCTCACCATCCTAGGTGGTTATGTGTGGTGGGTGAACCGATCTATTTCTCGGTTGTCGATGTAGCCTTCTTACGGGTAGTGCTTGACTTCTTAGTGGTCGTCGGTGCCGGGGCCGTGCACTTACACTTGCACTCACCAGCTGGGCCAGGTTCACCCTTCGGTCCACGCGGGCCCACGGCACCGTCCGCTCCGCGGGGGCCCATCGGTCCTACGCCACCGGCGCCACCCGTGCCGATCGCTTCAGTCATATCCAAGAGGAGCTTCATGAGCGCCTGCTTGTCGACACGCGGCCGGTTCATTTCATCGAGGATTTTGTTCTTGAGGTCGTCCATACTTATATAAAAGGTAGAGATAATGTTTATGGTAAATGATATTCATCGGACCTGTTCTTTTTTCTGGGATCGGGCAGCATGCGGTGAAATACACCAAGCTGTACCCTGGGGCCACGTACCACGTGTTGGGTTCGGACTACCCTGAGGCGGACGAAGCCCTGTTGTTTATCATACCCATCAAGCAACACCTGGACGAGATCCCGAAGATCAAGTCCAAAGTGAAGAAGGTGACGTGCATGACGGTCTGCGAGACCGAGACCGTGCATGATGACTACGGCCTCCTGTGTGAATACTTCGATCGCATAGCCGTCCCGAGTGAGTTTTGCAAGCGCGTGCTTTCGAAGCAGTTTCCCAAGACAGACTTCTTCGTGATCCACGCCCACATCCCCGAGCGGCCGTACACGTTCTTCCACATAGGGAACATCTTGGATGACCGCAAGCAGTTCAAGGCTATACTCGAGGCATTCATTCGCCTAAACGAACCAAACTCCCGGTTGTTGGTGAAGGCCACGTGTGGCCGCGAGGTGCAGATGAACATCCCGAACGTCACGGTCTACAACGGCTTGTTCAGCGAGGACGAGATGGAAAAGATCTACGGCGCCGGGGATTGCTACGTGAGTTTCAGTAAGTCGGAGGGTGTTGGCATGGGTGCAGTCGAGGCTGCGGTTCGTGATAAGGCGGTAATCATCACCGACTACGGCGGTGCACCGGAGTACATCAAGACCCCTTACCTGATTAAGTGTGAACTTCAAGAGCTGGAGAGGGACGATTTCCTCTTCAAAAAAGGAATGGTCTGGGGCAAACCAGATCCGGGCCAGCTCTTGGAGTTCATGAGGCACGCCTTCGACAATCGGGTGCGGCACATGGATCACACACACACGAAGCGCTTGGTGAGTGCCGCGAACGTGATTGAAGAGTTTACGAAAACCTGAACCCGTCGAAGAAGTGCACGGACGTCCTGAAGTTCCAGTAGACGATCATGCACACCGCGTCCGCCACGTCGTGCTTGCGTTCGTAGGGAAGGTCCACGTAGCGCTCGGCAATGGCCGTCGTCCTTTCCTTCCTTTGTTCGTAGTCGAGATGGCGCATCCCGAAGTGGGTGTGCAGGCTCACTGGGTTCACCTGGACGAGCTTGTCTCTGAACATGTAGGCCAAAAGGCATTCCACGTTGGTTAGGCCACCCGGTGGTTGCTTTTCAATCAACACCACGTCGGCTTCGTCGAAGAGATCTTTGTAATCTTCGACGAAGAGTGGCACTAAGTCGAACACTTCGTTAGTCTTGGCGTTAAATTTGTAATCCGACAAGTTTACCTTACACGTGCGCTCGACGCGAACTTGCGATTTCTCACACACCGCGAAGGCGAGGCCCATGTTTGTGTATCCGACGTCCACGGCCAAGGCTGTTTTACCCATGGCTCTTTAAATGTACTCGTCTTTAATGTAGTTCGTGGCCAAGACGATGAGGCCGACGAGGATGGCCCCGGGCGTGATGGCGCCTTGTTGAGCCACGACGTGCATGACCACTTCGTCGACAAAGCCGATCCCCGTGGGTTTCTTGATGATTTTCGGTAGGATCACCACGGTGGCGATGTACAGGGCCATGGCGATGATCACCGGTTGAAGAGTTTGCTCGTCTAACATTTACAATCTATCTAGATTTATTTTTACTAGGAAGCTTTTCAATCACCTTCACCGTTCGCTGTGATTTTTCATTTTTCAATCTCGCGTAGGACTGACGCATCTTCTCAATCGCTTTCTGAAGTTTGTCGTCCATTTTCTTCACTTTGATATGCAGTTAAATTTTTAACCGGCGATGCTGTTCAGGTAGAGGTCTACCTCTCCCGCGAATTGTGGGCACTTGGCGATCGTCTTCCGGGTCACCATGTCCTGCACCCCCAAGATCCTTTCCTTGAACTCCGACATGCGCACCCCACCTGTGGCCTCGTAGATGTCCGTGTCCGAGGCGAGCTCTTTGGCGGCATTCATGTATGCCACGGCCGAGTTCGCGTGCATCACCGCGTGCATCGGGGCTTCATCCTGCTGCGCGGTGGTGGCTAACCGGGCCGATTGTTTTATGAGAGCGTCCACCGCCTTGGAGCGCGACCGCCGCACGTTCTGGAGCCACAAGAACAAGGTGCACGTGAACAACAAGATGTACAAGTACATTTGAAATAGACAAACATAAAGTTTTTTCACAAAGTTCACTTAGATCAACCCACGAGATGAGCTTCATTCACAACAACCTCAAGAACAATTTTTTGGATGACGATTTCGCCAAGGAGTATTTGGACGAAGTCTTGGATGTCATATTGGAAGAGCCGACGTTTCGTTTGAAGACTCTTCAAAAGATTGTCGACCATTCCGAAGTCTTGGTGAACCACGAGATGAACGTGCTGGAGACCGTGATCGAGACCCCGCCGTGGGACGTCACCATCAACGCGCACTCCACCCACCGCGTGTTCGTGACGACTGACGAGGTGATGATTCAAAAATTTTTAAACAAATTCGAAGACGGCTACACCGAAATCGGGGAAACATTCTTCGAGTACATGGAAGACGAGGGGAAACTCTACATCACCCTTCGCAGTGACGAACCCATCAAGCTTAAGATTGACTGCTTGGTTACCCTCGGTGAGGAGTACCCGAGTGTGATCGGAGAAGTCTTGCATAAGAAGTGTGAGGACGATGTGGTGTCCATATTCGTCGGGAAGTGCACCGTGGAATCGTGCACGTGGGACGACCTCAAAGACCTCTTCGGCCGACACGGCATCTACCTCGTGCACATTAAAGACATGTACGTATAATAATGTAATGAAACAAAATCTCGAAATCGTCACAGTGCAGAACCCACGCTACAAAGTTTCGGTGATCAGAAATGACGAGTACATCGGGCGCGCCATCGCCAACGGGAGGGAGTGGGACGGGTGGATGCGTAAAGACATTCGAGAACACTACGTCCCTGGCACGGACATCCTAGACATCGGTGCGAACATCGGATACAACACATTGATGTTCTCCGACTACGGGCCTGTGCACGCCTTCGAACCCATATTCCACCCACTCGTGACACAGAACTGTGAACAGAACAACCTCCAACATAAAGTGACTGTCCACGGGATCGCGTTGTCGAATGTCGCGCACGAGACCAAGATGTATTTTCCCCACGCCACACCCGATGGGTTAGTGAACTTCGGTGGGTCATCTATGATCCCCGACGAACACGATTGCGAATTCCCCATCACGGTCCAGTGTAAAACCTTGGACGAGGTCTATCACGGGACACCTTCCGTGGTCAAGATCGACGTCGAAGGTCACGAGATGGAAGTCCTCCAAGGCGCCATGGGTGTCATCCAGAAACACAAACCCGCGATTTTGATTGAAATCGTCCACGACGACGGTGAGATTAAAAAATTTTTAAAAAATCTTGGCTACACACGCGAACCCATTGAACGACCGGAAAAGATGTTCGTCTTCACGCGTTTATAGATTTGGTGCGTTTAAAAAACGATCGAGGATGATCCTCCGATGGTATCACCATTGTTACTTGTGTAAAAACCCGATAGACTTACACATCTACGCAAATTTCATCGAAGAATACATACTCTTCGATGAATTTTGGGATGTTCACCCACTTCATTATCTCCACCTGAATGATCTCTTTTTAAAAAAAATTGGTTCGCGCATGAGAAGGGTCTGCCGAACGTGTTTTGATTGGAAACCGATGATGAACCCACGCGATCGA